TGAAACTTTTAAGTTAAACTAAAAAGAGAAGGATAATATGGGAGAAGAATTTATTAACATCTTGGGAGCAGATGAGATTGATACTCTATTTGGTTCCAGTGAAGCCGCTGAGGAAGAGCCTCAGAAGGAAGGGAAACAGGAAGTAGAAGAGCCTGAATCCAAAGAAGAAAATAATGAAACAACAACTACTGAGGTTAAGGGTGCTCTTTTTGAGGAGGATTCTAAACCAGAGAGCGTAGGTAGTGAAGATAGTCAAGAAGGTACAGAGGAAGGTTCCTCCACTGATGATGGTGGTGGCACTTCTCCCAATGAAAACTTCTACTCTTCCATTGCCAACGCTATGGCAGAGGATGGAATCTTCCCTAACCTTGACGAAGAGACAGTAAGTAAAGCAGACAGTGCAGAGGCACTGAGTGACCTCATTGAAGCAGAGGTAAATGCTAGATTTGATGAAGCACAGCAGAGGATTAAGAAAGCTCTTGAGAATGGTGTAGAACCAGACAGTATCAGAATGTATGAGGGAACACTCAATAGACTTCATTCAATTAAAGATACTGACATTACAGCAGAGACTCCAGAGGCAGAGCAGTTGAGGTATCAGCTGATTACTCAGGACTACATGAATAATGGTTACTCAAGAGAGAAGGCTGACAAGATGGCTCGTAGAAGCATTGATGCAGGTAATGATTTAGAGGATGCTAAAGATGCCCTTCAAAGCAACAAAGAGTTTTTCCAGAAAGCCTATGACAAAATGCTTAAGGATGCTCAGAAGGAAGCAGAACAGGAGAAGGAGAACAGAAGGAAGCAGTCTGAGAAACTTAAGGATTCTTTGTTGAAAGACAAAACTCTGATGGGTGACATGGAAATTTCTCAGGACTTACGCAAGAAAGCTTTTGAGTGTATTTCCAAACCTGTGTACAAAGACCCTGATACTGGTGAGTATCTCACGGCAGTTCAGCGTTTTGAGCAGGAACATCCAGTAGAATTCATCAAATATGTTGGTCTCTTCATGGCTTTGACAGATAACTTCAAAGACTTTGATTCCCTTTATAAAGGCAAGGTCAAGAAGGAGGTAAGAAAAGGTATGAGAGCATTGGAACAGACCCTCAATGGTACAAGAAGAAATGCCGATGGCAGTCTGAAAATGGTAACTAAAGCCAGCGATGATCCAGAGTCAATTATTCCAAGCGGGTTTAAACTAGCTCTCTAAACATAAAATAGAAATTGATTTTGTTTAATGATTAAAGAGTAATTTAAGATGGGAAAACTCGGTAGATTTCAAAAGGAGCTTTTCACAAAGTGGGGTGGTGTAACCAAGAAGAACCATATTAATAGTGTTTTTCAGGGACAGCCACAGCAACTGACTAATTTGGTAACTCAGCTTTTGGCTTATCATAAGGGTAAGACGCTGGATACCTTCTTGTCAAAATTCCCTGTTAAGTATTTTGATTCAGATGATGAGTACACATGGCCTATTGTTGGTAGTGCTGTGAAGAACCTTCCTCTGGTAGAGGCTCGTGACATTGATGGTAACATCATTGACTCTTCTTATCCTAACAATGTGGGTATGAATGTAGAGCCTTTCTATGTAGTATTTGCAGAGAATTTGTTTGCAGATGGTGCAGTTATCGTAGGTGAGTTGAATGAGGTTTATCCTCTGCGCATTCTTGGTGATGGCCGCAATGAAGGTACTAACACTGTTTACAAGGTAGAACTGATGGCAGGTAATACTGATGGTATGCCTGTTGAGCAGCTGATGCCTGGTAAGAGGTTCTCTAAGGAGTATGCTCCTGTTGAGCGTGAACTCTCTAGAAAGGTAGATGATATTACATTTGCTAGTCCTACGGCTATGCGTAATGAATTTACTACCATTCGTATGCAGCACAAGGTATCTGGTGCTATGATTAATGACAAGATGGCCTTTGGTATTCCTTTAGAGGATGAGAATGGTAAGATTCGCACTGTTGATATGTGGATGCACAATGAGCAGTGGGTACTTGAACAGCAGTGGGGTGATGCAAAGAACAAGGTGCTTGCTTTTGGTCGTTCTAACCGCAATAAGAATGGTGAGTATCTGAACATTGGTAAGTCAGGTGAAGTTATCCGTATGGGTGCTGGTCTATATGAGCAGATGGAATATAGCAACACCATGTATTACAACACCTTCTCTCTGAAGCTGATTGAGGATGCTCTGTATAACATTGCAGCAGGTAAGCTGGACATTAAGGACCGTGTATTTGTTCTTAAGACTGGTGAGCGTGGTGCTATTCAGTTCCACAAGGCAGTACTTGATACTGTCAGTGGTTGGACTGCTTTCACTGTTAATGCTGATGCAGTAGATATGGTTCGCAAGACCAACTCTCCTCTCCATCAGAATGCCCTCTCAGCTGGCTTCCAGTTTGTAGAGTTCCAGGCTCCTAATGGTATGATTGTAAAGGTTGATGTAGACCCATACTATGATGACCCAATCCGTAACAAGATTCAGCATTATCTTGGTGGTCCTGCATTCAGCTACCGTTATGATATCTTTGATATTGGTACTACTTCTGAGCCTAATATCTTCAAGGTAGGTGTTAAGGGTGATGAGGGTGACTTGACTTCTTATGAGTGGGGTCTCCGCAATCCTTTCACTGGTCAGAAGGGCAATCCATTCATGAGTCATGATGAGGATAGTGCAACTATCCACAAGTTTGCAACTCTTGGTGTATGTGTGAAAGATCCTACACGCACTATGAGCATTATTCCAGCAGTATTGATGGGTTAATAATAGATGAGATTGGAGTGAGGAGATTAAGTTCTCCTCCTCCAAATCTTTTAAAAACAAAACAAATTAAAAAGAAATAAAGGAGAAGACAACAATGGGAAGAAAGAGAGTAGAAGAAGAGTTCATTGAAAATGTTGCTGATGTGCAGCAGCCTACTGAACAGCATGTACAGGCAGGACCAATTAACTGCTTGAGAAATGAGAGGGTAATAGTACGGTATATTCTGAGACCTTCCAGTATGGTTCCTAACAAGAATCATGTTCTGTATGGAGGAATGGCAGAAACAGCTATCCGCAGATTTACTGTACCACGTCTGTCTAATGGTTCTTTCAAGAATGTACTTACCAATCAGGAGAAGGAATATCTTGAGGAAGTGCTGGGACTTGAGCTTAATGCTCTGAGTGTGCATAACCGCAAGAACAACTTCTGGGATGATAGTAATCCTGAGGGATTTGGTAGGGTAGAACTACATAAGCAGGACAACTATCTTGATTTGAGTATTCCTGAGGATTATATCAAGTACAAGGTATTGTTGGCTAATAAAGACCAGATTTGCCCCTCTATGCAGGAGTTGGAAGAAAGACCTAAAGCTACCTATCAGTTTGTTATTCTCTCAGAGAATGCAGAAGCAACAAGTAGCTTGAAGCGTGTAGATGCCACTAAGAACTGTTGGAAGGAGTTTGGTAAGATTGAGGAAGATGCAGATACTCTTCGCACAGTCATTGAGTTGGTTGAGAAGAGACCTCTTGCTCCTAAGACCAAGATAGACTTCCTACAGGGCAGGGTAAGTGAGCTGATTGAGACTGACCCAAGAAAGATATTGGGCATTCTTACAGACCCATATCTGCCTGCCAAGGTGCTCATAAAGAGAGGAGTAGAGAAGGGAATTATCAGTTGGAGAAATGACCTATACTATCTCCGTGAAGATGGGCATCCATTGTGTGAGTTAGAAGAGAACAGCACATTGAATAATGCAGCTAAGTATATCTCCAGCCCCAAGAACCAGGAACTTAAGTTCACTATTGAGGCAAAGTTAAAAGAATAATCATAGGATAGGGGAGCAATCCCCTATCTATTAAAAAATAAAGAGAAGTATG